GCACTTCTTTTGTATTTTCTTCGACTACCTGACCTAACATCTGTAAAGCAAGAGTGTTCTCTTCCATTCTCAAAGTTTGACCAGTAATAGGGTCAACCAGTGTAAGAACAGTCGTATCAAACTTACCTAAAGACTGCGCAAGTTGTGTTAAAGCTGGTAACTTACCTAATTGTTCTGTGTAAGCTTTGATAGTCTCTTGGTCAGTGAGTCTAACCTCAGTAGGACGCTGGAATTGAGTACCTGCCTGAGACAGTGTACCGAATCTACGTGCTTCAATAGCTTGCTGTAGCACATCTGCCATGTACTGGTCAATCTTAGTTAGGGCATCAGCGTACTCTTCACCAGCAGTTTGTTCGTGTAGCAAAGCAATAGCCTCTCTTACGGCATCAATATCCTCAATCGTACCTTGAATACCAGAAAGTTTTAGAATATCAGGGAATTCTACTTTGAAAGTATCAATAGAGTTAGTCAAATCAGCTAATGTCTGAGCAGTTTCTACGATTCTTGTAGCTAATGTTGTATCCCATCTCTGGATTAGTAACCATTTATCTTCAGGGATTGCATTTATAGCTATACCATATTCCTGAAGTGCTGGAGCTAATCTTTCAACGGCTTCAAGATGTGAAGCATAACCATATGAAGCACCGAGTAGGACATCGTACCATGCTTGGAACTCATCAGAGGTCATTTTAATCTGTTGCTGTAATAATTCCTGAATGTGACTTTGTTCCCAATCCTTCAAGTTTATACCATCAATTGCCGTACCAACCTCATTCATGATGTCTCTTATTCTTGCCTGTGAGTCGCTATACCTATTACTGATAGTTGCTAGTGCTCTCTCCTTTTCAGCCTGCTCTGAAACAGCTTGCGCATATGCCTTCGCTACTTCAATCTGACCCTCAGTACCAACACCACCAATTCTAATAGCGGTCATGTATGCTTTTGCCGCATCGGTTAACTCATTCCAAGCAATGTAGTCATCTTGCTTTGCTCTTCTGTACTCTTCAAGAGTAATAACACCATCAATAAGTGCTTTATTCAATTCATTAAGAGCACCAGTACCTTTAGTCCACTCTTCCTCACCAGGGGCATTGCCAATTAGCAATGGAGAAGCATACTTGGCTACACTAGGAACAAACAACTTCTCAAGGAATGATTTACCCTCTGCCGCCCTTATTTCAGGTAACTCTGGTGCGGCTTCTGCCGCAACTTCACGAGCACCTGCGGTTGTTTGCTTTGCAATATCATAGTACGTTGAAAGCATCTTCTCAGCACTGTAACCAAAGTCTTCAGACACCTTCTCGAACATAGACCTTATTCTATCTTCCTCTGACACAAATGCGTCAGCAATCGTATGACCAATGAATGTACCGAATGCACCGCCAACTGCCATTCCAAGAGGACCACCGAACCATGCACCAACACCAGCACCGATAGCCGCACCTGCCGCTGAGGCTGGTTCACCAGTAAGACCGTATGCCAAAGCACCAGCACCAAGAGCACCGACTCCTGCACCTAGACCACGCATAGGTGCTTGAACTCTAGTTCTGACACCACCCCAAGTCATAGGACTAAATGGTTGACCACCAATCATAGGTGAAGGTACAAAGCCGTACCTACCAGATGCACCATAACCCATCCATCTGTTGGTTGCCGCATTAAATGTAGCACCTCCAGTGGCACTTCCCATTATTCTATTACGTAGGAATCCTGGTAACAGTCCAGAAAGACCTAAAAGACCTGCTCTGCCAGCCACACCTGGAGCTATAGTACCAATACCAGCCGCCATTGCCGCTTCTGGTGTGGTAATACCCATTGTTGTTACAGCCCTTGCCGCCGCCGTAGAACCAGCAACCCTAGCCGCAGGTATACCAGCAAATCTACCCAACATTGAACCAACTTTAGGACCAACACCGAGCCATCCCATTGCTAGTGAGGCAACTTTCAATGCACCTAATGTTCCAACCAAGAACATGACTGCTCTACCTAACCTCCACACACCCTCTCCTGCATTTGAAAGCGTATCAAAGAAGTTAGTTAGTTTTAATAAAGCACCAGATAAATCTTCAATAGCACCAGTCTGGTCACCCAAGACATATAAGAACTTGCGCTGTGCCGCTGTGAACTTATCGAATGAGTTGGTCAAAGTGTCAACGATTTTCTGGTTAGCTTCCATAGCTTGACCTTCAGCATTAGAACTGATACCAGCTACACGCATAGCAGTTGAGAAGTTGTTAAGTAAAGCCAAGAATTGAGCGTAACGTCTCTGACCTGCACCAGCCGCTTTAGCAATTTCCAACCACACTGACTCATCAAGGACACCAGCAGTTCTCATAGAAGACAACTGTTGCATAACTTCCCAAAAGCTTCTAACCTCACCTTGAGTATCTCTTACAGCAACACCAAACTTCTGCATCAAGTTGATTGAGCTTTCGTTATAAAGAGTTGACATCAAAGCTCTGATAGCATTACCAACCTCTACAGGACCAAGTGTAACGGTCTCACTCAAAGCCGCAATCAAACCGTTAATCTGGTCAACAGTAAGACCTGCCGCTCTACCAGCGTCAGCCATGATAGCGAAACCTTGTGAAAGGTCATTAACAGACACAGCCGCATTCTTAGCTACAGCTACCCATTTGTCGAGTAACTTTACACCTTGGTCTAGTTGAAGTCCTGACTGTCTCAAAGAACCAACCAAGATGTCAATAGATTGACTGTACTGCATACCAGTAATGTTTGCCAGAACAGACGCATCACGCAACAACTGTACTGCAACAGTAGTTCTCTTTGCCTCTCCTGAGAATTGGGCAGTAGCTCTTAAAGCCAAGTCCATACCAGTAAGTGCTTGGTCAATAGAGACACCAAACTCGATAGCAACATCGGCTACTTGCTTGAAGTACGCTTGAAGTCTATCACCAACTGCACCAGTTGTAATACTAATTCTTTCGAGCGTGACTTCAAAGTCTCTCCAAATTTGGATGGTCTCGCTAACCTTACGTAAAGCACCATAAACGGCTAAGATAGCAAACTGCCACACGATAACTTTTCTGGTAGCGTTATCAAACGTTCTACCAAAGTTCTCCATCGTGATTCTACCACGTCCAGTGGCATCAGCAAATGCTACAGTCTCCTTAGCCGCTAAAGCGGTTTGTACAGAATACTGTCTCAATCTATCAGTGGTGTCAGAAACACTCTTCTGAACCTGCTGGTTGAAAGCATCTCTTGTTGTAAATTGTGACGCAGGTGTTGCCATTCAACTACCTCTCTATTTCGTCTTCACGCATAGGTAAACTGAACTCTGTTTGTTTTTCTCCACTAGAGAAAGCTCTATCGAACCACTCTTCCAATTCTGAAGGTTTATCCCAAATTGAACGTGGAGGTCTTTTGTCTTCAGGTAATTCAAGGTAAGAGTCTATCTGCATTCTTCTCTTTATGACATAATTTATAGTGTGGGGATACTCTGATACAGATAGTTCCAAAACACTACCATGAACTGGATAATTTAACTCTTTGACAATGCGCCATACCCCCACAAACGCATTGTCCTCTGCTAGTTTTTTAATTCTTCTCCAGACAACTCAAGACCAATGTAAGCTCCTAGAAGAAGATTCTTTAACTGCGGAGCACTGTCAAGGAATTCATCGTATGAATCAAAAGCCAGTTTGGTAAATTTATTGTCCTCATAAGTACCTTTGTATACCTGATACTCTCTAAAAACTCTGGTAAACTCTTCGCTACATTTTAAGTTAATAATGGAGTGCTTGTACATCTCACGTAACTTATCAACGTCCTCAAGTTTAGCCAGTTCTTCCTTTCTCTCATCAGACCTCTTCTCAATATACTTGGCAAGAGTTTCAGCCCTATCATTTTGACGCTTCTCTAGCATCTCTTCATAGTTTTCTTGCTCTTCTAATGTAGGATTGTCTGGAAGCTGTGGAACTTCCTTTTCTGGAAAGTTAACTAAAGCTTCATCTCTGTAGTCGGCAATCTCACCAAAAGTTACACCCATGCAAAGTTCTTCCTTGGTTAGAGACTCGATGTCAGAGAAAGTTGACTTGTGCTCTTCTGAATCAGGGTTACGTAGCTTGATTCTCAAGGTCTTACTAGCTTTTAATGCCGCAACCTTGGCTTCCTGGAAATCGGAATCACCTACAAGTCTTAGATAGACCGTACCAAGAACGGTCTCTCCGTCCTTAATATCTACCTTCTTGTGCCAGCGAAATAATTTTGCAATCTTACTCATTTTTCACCTTTCCTCACTTATAAAATAAAAAGGGAGTCTCTGTGCGATATAATTTCAATCGTCATCAAAGACTCCCTATTTAACCTGATACGTATATCAAGCTCCTTTAATCTTTTTTTAGTATGACCGTTACTTATTGTTATGCTGGAATAGCACCAGAATATACGACACACTGAGCATCATTAGACATGAATGAGAATGTTTGCGTTAACTGACCACCAACATTTGCTGAACTTCCATCAGACGTAATCCTCATGTAAGGAATCTTTACTGTCTTCTGAATAGTTGTATTGTCAGAAGGGTCTTTCAACTGAACAGTCAAAGCTAATGTTCTCTCTTCGTACTCGTCTACCTCATACTCACCGTAGCCATCTCCATCATTCTTATCACCAGTTGTTAACAAGGCAACGATTTCGTTGTCAGTGTCTAAGACTGTGATGTCACCGCTTACGTCAGGTGGGTCAACAATGTAACCAACAATTGAGGTGTTACCCATTTCTGTAATCTTAGTGTTAGGGAACGTACCTCTGATGGTCACACTTTGGACTCTGTACATGTGTTCTACGCCAATTGTAACAGGAACGTTCTTACCACGAATAGCCGCTGGAACTGTAGCATCTGAGATGTCAGTCCAACTCATCACACCACTTTGAGTGTGATAGACAGCAAGAACGTAGTTGGCATCAGTACCACCACTTACCGTTAGGGTTGTACCTGCCACACTGTAATCTGTAATCTCTTCTTTCCACTCGCCATCAACGATACAGCTTAAAAGCTCGTTACCATTCTTCAGAGTGTTTGGTGTGTACGTCAATGTAAGCTGACCACCCGCAGTCAAGTAACCAGAGTCAACTACGACATCGTTGGCTAGATACCTCTTTTCGCTACCTGCACAACTGTATTCCTCAGTGCTCTCACCATCAACCGTATAGGTAAAGGTGAAATCAGTGATTCTCATGTACTTAGCGTGGATACACTTTAATATGTCTGTAGTATCTTTTACGTAACCAATAAGGTCAACGTAACCAAGATTGCTAACATCAACACCAGTCTCAGGGAAGGTGTCATTTGTGTAACCAGTAAGTATAGCATAAATCCTGTGAGAAACATCGAATGCCTGGAACGTTGCTGTCACTTCTGGAATATCAGTGATAATACCAGCGTGACCAGAATTACCAAGTTCGTTAATAGTCGTGTTTGGTAATGTTGCAGGGATGTCTAACCTTTGGACACGATGGGCGTAAAAGTCTGCTACTGGTCCTACAATTCTTAACTTTACATCCTTGTAAGGAATTGCAACTTTCTTTGTCATCTTAACTCCTTAATTCTCTCTTAAAACCCTTATACCAATTGACCGTTTTAGCCCACGAGTAAAAAACCTTTCCTTTATTTCAACCCGAAATCTACTTCCAATCCTGAGAGAATAAAAATTTCCATTTATATAATTAACCCAATCCAATCCCTTTTCCTAGCCCGCCTTCATCCTATCCTATCCTAACTCGCTTGAGTTGAAACCGTTTCGAATGAGACTGTACTTCTCCAATACTTAATTTTCTGATACAGATTGAAGCCATAAGATGGTCTCATTGTCCGACTTTCTGCATTCATGTACTCTATCATCCTCAATGGAGTACCTGCTACACTTAAACCCGTATCTTTCCTAAACCCGCTAGAATAATCTTTTATAGGGATAGCTGATTCTAACGCTTGGAAGATTCTGTCTGCCAAGTCGTCTCTTTGTACATCGGTCTGAGCAAATATATCTACTGACCAGACACGTCTATACCAACTAGCACCAAGTTCGCCAGCGTTCTCATCAGATGTCAAACCAGCTTCTATTGATACTGTAGGAAGAACCAACGTACCTTCTTCTATTTCATTGAACGGATAACCGTCAACAATTCTTGCGATGTCTCCTAGCTCTGTGCCGTCAATGTCTAGCGTCTTTATGAAGAAGTAAACACTTAAATCCTCATTATGAAACTTTCCAGTTGCCATATCCCATCCTTATAGGAAAATCAATACAAGAATAATTGAAACCAAAGTTCCAAAACACATTCCAGCGACTTTCC